GTAATCTCTTGTGTGTTGTTTATTTTTTAAAAACCATTCTTTTATCCGTTCTTTATTTTTTAAACGGTATTCTTTTATATGTTCTATGTTTTTTAAATAGTATTCTTGGTGCCATTTTTTTCTGTGCTCTTTATTCTTTAAATTGTATTCTTTAAAATATTCTCTTCTATCTCTTTTCATTCTTTTTTTGTATAGCTATTTTTTCTATAATAATTTCTATAATAAGTACGACGATATTCTCTATATAATAGATTTCTTTTTCTATAAAACTCTGGATCAATCTTCAATCTTTTTAGGCGCCATTCTTTTCCATAAGCACATTGTTTTTCTTTATTTTTGCGATAATATTCTTTCTGCCAAACTTTAAGTTTTTCTTTATTTTTTAAACACCATTTTTTTTGGACATTTTTTACATGTTCTTTATTTTTTAAACGGTATTCTTTGATATATGCTTTTAGGTGTTCTTCATTTTTTAAATAATATTCTTTCCAGTGTTTTTTATTGTATATTTTATATCTTTCTTTATGTTTTTCTTTATAAGCTTTATCATACGCTCTTCTATCCCATTTATTCCATAAACTCTTTGGTTCAATTTCGATCATATCCACGCTTTTAACTCTTCACCCATTATTTCCGTAGCAATATTAATTTTTTTGCGAAGAGCTTTTACAATTCGTTCATCTACCGTATCTTCACATAAGATATCTATATAGGTCATAGGGTTTTCTTGACCTATTCTGTCTATTCTAGCTTCTGACTGTTGACGCTTTTCTAAGTCATAACCATTAGAATAATAAATCATGGTACTTGCAGCCGTCAAAGTAATGCCATAGCCGCCCGTAGAGGGGGTTCCAACAAGAAACCGGCACTTAGGGTCGGACTGAAATTTCTCAATATTGTCTTGTCTTTCATCATTTGGAGTTTTGCCATAATAGTCCACAACAGCATCATTCCCATATTCTTTTTTAATGGCGTCTATGATCGTTTGTACGTCATACTGATAATGAGCCCAAATAATAGCTTTTCCTTCTACTTCCTCAAGTAAATCTATTAATTCACTTAATCGATTATTCTTTACAGTTTGAATAGAGCCATCATTAGCTTTAAAATGACCACATGTGATTTGATGAAGCCTCATTAATTGAGACAAGGCATTAGCCGTAGTCAATAATTTTCCATTTAACTGGGCTAAAGCCATTTCTTTCATTTGTTTATAAACTTTCTGTTGTTCAGCAGTTAACGTAATAATTCTTTTCATGAAAGTCTTTTTAGGAAGGTCTAAACAATCATCTTTTAAAACCCTATAAGAAAATGGTTTTATTTTATCTGATAATTCTCCTAAATTCTTATAACCCACTACAATTTCAACAGATCTTCCATTAAAATTAGCTTTACGCATCACTGCATATCTAGTTCTAAATGTATAATAAGAAGAATGATCCAATAAATACTCATCTAAAAATTCACATTGTTTATAGAGATCCAATGGAGACTTAGTAATAGGAGAACCTGTCATTATCCTACGATATTTTGCATATTTTCCTAAACTAACAATACTTTTAGTTCGTTTTGCTCCTGGATTTTTAATTGTTGTAGATTCATCAACAGCCATATAAGTGTTATGTGAATTTAAGAATCTAGCTGCAAAATCAACGCCTTTCTTTGTACTAAAGGCTTCTACATTCATAATTAATATATGAAGGTCATGACCGGTTTCAAACAACGTATTTAATTCTTTCTGTTGTTTTTGATTTATCATTGCCTGCCATAAAACAGTTTTAGGATGTATATGGGCCGCTAAATGCGTAGGTATTTCTTGAGAATACCACGTTTTATACACCCCTTTAGGGGCTATAATTAATACCCCATTTATTTTGCCATTGTCATAGAGCATAGCAATATTATCAATGGCAACTTTAGTTTTACCTGTTCCCATTTCCATAAAGTATGCAAATACTTTTTTATTCCACGACATTTCTAACGCAGTCGTTTGATGAGCGTATGGCTTGGTCTTAAATTTATAGTTCATCTTTTTTCTACTTTCTAGTTGACAATATAAACATTCATACTTATAGTGTCAAGCATGAAAGACAAAGCGATAGTATATGTTATTCAAGAAATCCCAGGTACCCGCGAAGGCAGGCCTAAAATTAATATCATGGGCGCTCAAAAATATGGCGACATTAAGGTCTTATTAAAAGAAGACTCACAGATTATTTTTAGTCCTGGTCCAATAATTTTTTCTTTGCGTACTAAATTAAAAAATTTTACGGGAGATGATTATTTACTACTTACAGGCGATCCAGCTATTATTGGAGTTGCATGTTCTGTAGTCTCGGATATAACCACCGCTAAATACAATTTACTAAAATGGGATCGACAAGAAAGAATGTATTATCCAATTAAAATCAATCTATATGAGAAAGGAGAAATTGATGAATAATGAAAACTTACAAAAAATGTTTGTTGAGGATGCACCTCAGCAAGTAGATGAAATTGAACATGTTAGGAGTCTTTCTAACTACGTACTTAATCTTCAGCAATTAGAAGAAGAAATAATAAAAGAAGAAACTCTTTTAAAACAAAAGAAAGAAAGAGCTGATAAAATTTCTTCAGAAGTAATTCCTGAGATTATGGAATCAATGAAACTAAAAACTCTTAAACTTCAGGATGGTTCTGCCATAGAAGTTAAAGAAATTTATAGCGCAACGATACCTGTAGCAAACAGAGAACGCGCTTATCAATGGCTTCGAGACAATGACCTGGGTGATCTTATTAAAAATGAGATTACTGTTTCCTTTGGTCGTGGCGAAGATGCTAAGGCTAGTGAATACACGAGCCTTGCAGAGAGTAAAGGATACCAACCTTCACAAAAACTGAAAGTTGAACCTATGACTCTTAAAGCACTGTACAGAGAGCGAGTCGAAAATAAAGAAGACTTACCTTCTGAACATTTTAATCTGTTTAAGGGAAACAAAACAAAAATAACAAGGAGCAAATAACATGCAACAAGCGACAAGAGACGTTACTGAAAAAAAAGAAGGTAACTTACCAGCGAAAATCGACTTTATAAGCGATGCTGGAGCAGGACTTGAGAATATAGATAAAGACGATTTAGCTTTACCATTTCTTAAGTTATTACAATCAGGTTCGGATGAGACTAAAAAGAAACATGCGAACTATGTTGAAGGAGCAGAAGCTGGAATGTTTTATAATACAGTTACAAAAAAACTGTATAGTGGAGAAAAAGGTATTGAAATAATACCATGTTTCTACAAATTAACATTTCCAGAATGGGCACCTTTCGAAAGAAAGGAAGGTAGACCTGTGAGTCCTGATAGAGGTCCTGAAATTTTAGCTAAAACTAAAAAGGATTCTACAGGAAAAGATGTTTTAGAGAATGGAAATCAAATTCTCAAAACTGCAAATCACTTTGTAATCATCAATGGAGAGAAACCGGAGAAAGCTTTAATGGCTATGAAATCTACTCAATTAAAAGTGAGTAGAAACTGGAACTCTTTGATGCAAGATCAATTTGAATCTGATCCTAAAACAAATAAAAATGTTCCTGCACCTATGTTTTCTAGAATTTATAAATTAAATTCTGTTGAAAACTCTGGGAGTTTTACTTGGCACGGATACAAAGTATCTTTGTTAAGAAAAGTGGATAATGCACCCATCTATCAGATGGCGAGAGAATTCCATAACTCTTTAAAGAAAAGTAACGCTGCAGCAAACACAAAGGAAGAATCTAATTATTAGTTTCTTTCTCGAGGAGAAAACAGGGCGGGAGCGGGAGACTTAACCCGCCCGAAACTAGGGATTGTTATGGAAAAAGAATTTATAGAACTATTTAAAGGATATGAAGGTGACTTCGGCATGGCCGACATGTCCAATACTTCCCTCGACTCTGAAAAAAATAAAATTAAACCAAATTATGAATGGGCAGGTCGTCCGGTTACCAATACCGATTATCAAAATCATTTGTTAGGGAAAAAATCAATTGGCATTCAACCATGTAGAATTGATGGAATGGCACAATTTGGATGCATAGATATTGATCCACCGGATTATGGAACCTTTAAAGTAGAAAATTATTTAGCGCTCTTCCAACAATATAAATTACCATTAGTTCCTATCTTATCTAAAAGTGGCGGACTTCATTGTTATATATTTTTAACCGAACCTATTCCAACTATTGATTTAATAGAGGCATTAAAAGCTTTTCTTCTTCCCCTAGGATTAAAACCAACTACTGAGGTTTTTCCAAAACAGAAAGAATTACAGAAGGATGATAAAGGCGACATAAAACCAGGTAACTTTATTAATCTACCTTATTACAATAATAGTGGTTCAAACCGTTATGCTATAGATAAGAATAATTCTAAACTATCTTTAGAAAAATTTATAGAATTTGCTAATGCTTCTAAAATTAATAAAGAAACTTTAAATAAATTAGTAGAAGAAACTCACAGAAATATTTTACTTGGCACCAATGAAGAATTTATAGATGGTCCTCCATGTTTAGCTTTATGTTCTAAAACTAAATTAGAGGATGGCAGAGATCGCTATATGTATAATTACATGGTCTTTGCTAAAAAGAAATATAAAGACCAATGGCCTGATCAAGTATCACAAGCTAATTATAATTATTTAGCCACTCCATGGGATAAAGCAAAACTCGATTCAAAAATAAAAGCATGGAAAGGAGAAACAGCAGGTCATACCTGTTATGAAGATCCCATTAGAGATAAATGTATGCGAAGTCTTTGTTACAAAAGACCTTTCGGAATTAAATCAGATTCTAATTCTGTGTTTCC